ATGTTCGTCCGGATGAAGAAGGCGGTCGAGGACGAGAAGTAGTGGTTGACCTTGATGCCCTTCGGGAAAATGTTCACCGCCCGCAGGACGTTCACAGCGTTGTTCGCCGTGTCGTTCTGGAGGACCGAGCGATAGATGCGCTCGGCATCGAAGAACAGCGCCGGCGGAACATGCAGGGACTGCGGCAGGGCACTGATCTTGTTGCCGCGGGTGTTGGTGGTCAGCATGATCTGAATGCACAGATCTTCGACCGCCGTCTCCGACAAGTCCGCCGCGACGCTCAGCACGTTGGACTGGTTGCCGGCGCTGATGGTGGGATGCGCAGCGGAGATCAGCGGCACGCCATCGGCGCCAGGATAGGCCGTGTTGAACGCCTGATTGTAAATCGAGGCGAGCACGTTTTCCTTAGTCTGACGCATCGAGAACGCAAGCTGCTGGGCGCGGCGCTTCGACACCACCTCGTAGAGGTTATCACGAAGCTCTTCGTACGTGACGATGTAGCCGAGCGCGTAGGCGACGTGCGTGTATCGGCTGACCGAGCCCTGCACTTCCGTGTCGTAGAAGATCTGCGAGCCCTGCGGCTTTACCGGCGCCAGGCCGAAGCCGGAGATTTCAACCTCCTCTTCGTACGCCTTGTCGCTGGTGTCTTCCTCGAACAGATCCGGATATTCCGGCTGATGCTCCTCATAGGAGCGCCCCCACCAAGCCTTGATGCCAGGCCAGAGTGCGCGGGGATGTGAGCCAGTGGTAATAACGGCCATGTCGTGTTTCTCCTATCCGCGCGCGCTTAGGTGCCGACCGGGTTCAGCAGCTGATGTTGGTTGATGCGGCAGAGCCACTTCGTGTAGGCGTTGCCCGCGGCGTTGTCGGCTTGCTGGAGCGCCTGGATGATGCGCATCTGCTGTGCCGTCGTGTTCAGCGAGCTCGACTGCAACTGCCAGCCGGAAATGCCGGTCGTGGTGTTGCCGGCGCCAGCGACGAGGCTTGCGTTCCGCGATGCAGCGCCGACCACCATTGCGCCACCTACCGAGTCCTCCTGGACTTCGTAGAGCAGGAACGGATCGTCGGAGACGTAGATGTAGGCTGCTTGGCCGGCGGGAACGTCCACCGTGCTTTGGCGCTGGACTGTGATGGTGAGCTGCCCGGCGTTGTTGGAGACGCCCTGCACGGAGCCGATGAGGTAGTTGCCTGCGCCGGCGGTCGCGATGCCGACAGCGGGCACGCCGTTCGCGTCGGAGCTATTGTCCAAGGTGATCAGCGGATCACCGACATACAGCGCGGTCGCGTTCGAGGCTGGCACGTAATAGGTCCGAACCGCACCATTGTAAGGCGCGCCGGACATGTAGGCATACGGACGGATGCCAATGGGTGCGTTGTTGTTGGCCATAGCGGAGCCACCTTCAGCAAAGACCAGCGTCGGCCGGGATTGGCCGATGCGAAGCGATGACTGAGAGGGCTGGGCTATACTTGGCCCGGTGCGGGAACCGGATCGTTCCCGCTGTCAGCGTTAACTAAGCGCCGCTGCGACGCTATCTGCGGTCCATCTTGATCCCCTGACTGGGGACGTATTGGTTAGAGCCCGGTGGAGCGGACGTCTTACCTTCACGGATGTTACGCAGCTTTTCAGACTCGGCCGCGTTCACAGCGGCTTGATCCTCCCTATACCACTCCTCCGGGATTTTCATCAAGAAAGATTGTAGTCCGGCACCATTTTCGCCACGACCCACGTTGCGCTTTACCGGCGAGCTGGTTTCGGGGTCGCGCACGTGCTCGTAGCCAGCCTCTTTTGCCCGGTCGACGCGGCCCGGCGTGTCGTTGAACCAGTATAACCGAAAGCCGGGAATGGGCGGCCATGCGAGCGTCTGCTCTTGCGCGCCGAACGGCTTGCGTCCCGGTCGCGGCCGTGCGGGCTCGCTCGCTTCCTGCGCCTGAGCCGCGAGGCGTTGCGCTTCCTGGGCAAGCTCAAGCGCCCGACCTTCGACGAGTGGCTTGCGTCCGCTTTCCGCGGCACGCGCTGCCTGCACCCGGGCGGCATGTGCCGCCTCCGCCTGTTCGGAGCGCTCCGCGCCCACTTTATCCTGAATCGACATGATCTGATCCTTATTCCTTGGCCCAATAGTCGGCAGCCCATTCGTCCTTGGTCAGCGGCTTGCCCTTGCCTTCGAGCAACTTGGCGTAGCGTGCATACGCGTCCTTGCTGTCCTTCGGCATGGCGTCGAAGCTGCCAGGCTTGGGGCGCGCTGGGCCGCCGGTTGCCGACGATGCCGCAACGGAAGCAGCCTGATGGCGCCGCGGATTGTCATCGACCAGATGGCCGTCCTGCTCCACAACGCGGAATTTGTCAGGGTTGAGCGTCTTAATCGTCGCTGTCACGCGTCGGAGATTTTCTGCCAGCGTTAGATCTGGGCGTGCCTGCATCAACGAGCCGTGGATGGCGATGGCCTCGCGTTTCAGGTCCGGGTCCGTGTTGAACCAAGGGTTTTGCTCGGCCCAAGCCACCGCGTCAGGGTGCGGCTCGCTGGACTGGGCTTGCGGCGCGGGCTTCGCCGGCGGCGGCTTGGGCGCCTCCAGTGCGACGATCTCAGCTTCAGCGCGCTTGAACGCTTGGGTGTCTCCAGCGGCCACAGCGGCTTCGCGTTGCGCCTCCAGATCGGCTTTGGCGCGCTTATAGGCTCGCTCCTCAGCCGAGCGGACCATGTTCGAGGTGTACTCGATGGTGTCCACCGCTTCGGTCAGTTTTCGTTCGGTCGCCATTAGCCGCTGTTCAAGCTTGCGGTTATGCTCCCGAACCAGCGGCAGATCCTCTTCGCCGCGGCGCACGAACTCCTCGGCAGACTTCCAGGCGCCGGCGGGGCCGCGAAATTCCTCTTGCGGGCGCCAACCCATAAGGCGAGCGCGGGCTTCGATGTCATCGGTGCCGGCCTCGTCGGGCCGGGCTTGGGTTTCGGTGTCGGACATCACGCTGCCTCCTGCACTGAGGCGTTGGCGACTTCGGCCATGCCCATGGTTCCGCCGACCGTGCGATCCTGCATCAGCCGATACATTTGCCCGTCAAGGCCGTGGTATTCCTGGCCCCCGTATTTCTCGAACACGACACGCATGCCCGGGCGCGGCTTGTCACCGACCCACTGGTGCGCCCGGTCGCTGTCCCACATAAAGGCCTGCGGGCCGGCAGCGACGATGATGCCCGTCGTGGACGCGACGCTGTGCCGGTCCACCAGATCTTCGGGCAGATCAATGCCGCCCTCGGTGCGGCTCATGGCTCGGTCGACGAGGATCAGCACCTTGTCGCAGACGGGCTCAATGCCGCTTTTGTTTTCCCCTGCCCACGCTACCAGGTGGTAGGTTCGTTCGCCCGTCTTCAATAGCTTTGGCTGCACTTGCTTGCTCCTCGTTAACTGGTTCGGATTTCTTCGCTTCACTGACGAATAGGCGGGACACGACAGTCGCGACGTTGATCGTCACGCTTCTGCGCATCATGGGGTCTTGCATGAGGCCGGCTTGGTCGAGCGCGACGAACTCCTGACGCCGCAGCGTCGGCGGCTCGCGCCAATAGAGCGACGTGCCCTTTTGGCTCTCGGCGTATGCCCATACTTCGCGCAGCCAGGCGCGGGCCGCATCGTGTTCCGACGCAAACCACGCTGGCATTGCGTCGCGATCTGTAATTTCGCCGCCGCTAGTGATCGTCACGTAAGCATCACCGGTTGGGGCCATGTTCATGTCGAGACGATCGGTGCCGTCGATCGGGAAGCCCTGCTCTGCCTTGACGGTGAAATCGGCTTCGAACGCGGCGATGGCTTCGGCAAGGGTCATCGCTCAGCCCCGTAGAAATGCCGCATCGAATCCAACCGAAGTTCCTCGATGTCTTTCCACGCCAACATGCGGCCGCGCGCTTCGCCGGAGGGTTGCTTGTCAGCCACCAGCCATTGCTCCAGCGTCAGTTGGCCCACCCGGTCCCGGTAATCCGCCAGGTAGCGGAAGAGGAGCCTGCTGACCGGGTGGTGGCGCCAGCGTTGGAACTCCTCCTCCGTTAGCTCCGCTAGGAGCGGGGGCACCGGGGAGTCCTGCTGCTGTTGCTGGGTCATCGTCGGTGTTCACTGTCCCTTGGTTCAATGCGTCAATGCGCGCCTGCCAGAAGGCGATTTGTTGCGCGGCCCAACCCTGATCGACCTCGGCATCCGCCTTCTTGGCGTTCGCTAGGTTGAGGATGGCGCGCGTTAGGCTTTCGATTTCCGCGGCCTTGTCTTTGCCGCGACGTATGGCGAGATCGCCCTCTTCGTGCGCAGCCTTTACCGCCAGCTCGTGCTGCCTGAATTCAAGCTCGGCCGCCTTGTGCGCCAGGTCCGCAGTCTTGAACGCCATCTCCGGGTTAGGCGGCAGTTGCTTGACCAACAAGGCATCGGCACCAGGGATTAGCGCGGCATCCAGCATCATCTTGCGGATCGCCATGCCGTCGAAGTGCGGATCATCCTTGAACTGCAGAAGGAACTGAGCGCGCCCCAGCTTCTGCATGTCGGTGACCATCTGCGGATCCGACACTGGCTCGACGCCGGCGCCTTCCTTGTAATCTTGCTGCGTGACGGTCTTCCACTCAGAGCCGACGCGGTAAGAGGCCTGTTCGGGCAGGTAGATCCGGTTGAGACGGAAGAGCTTTTTGAACTCGCTCTTCAGCGACCGGTGGATCCGCTTGTAGATGGCCGAGAAGACCTTGAGCCCCTGCTCGATCATCGCCAGGGTGGCGACGCCCGATGTGTTGTCGCCCGGCAGATCGCCCACCATCACGTCTTTTACGGCCGCAACCTCTTTGCCGGCCTCAACCAGGAACTGCAGGAGCGAGAACAGGACCGCGGATGGCCCTTGGAACGGCATCGGGAAGATGGCGTCGCGGATATTGCCACCGCTTACGTTCACCGGCTTGTATTCACCGATAGTGAAGCGAACGCTGCCCGTGTTCATGGACAGGTTCGACCCAACGAAACCGCCGCCTGCGTTCTGAAGCGTGCCAGCATCGAATAGCTGGTTCAGGGTCGTGTTGATCGCCTCGTTCAGCGGGTAGAGGAGATGCCCAAAGCCAATGCCGTACGGGGAGCCGTCTGGGCTCGGGATGAACGTGTAGGGCGTGTAGTATTTGACCGGGTCGATCTTCCGGACGCGATGATCCTTCTTTGAGAAGAACACGCCCTCCATGTCGTAACCTGCTTTGATCCGCGCCAGCTTGCCGCTATCCCGGGCCACGGTGATGATGTAGGGCTCGGCGTAGCCATCCTCGTCCAGGTCCCAGCGGCGGTGCTGCTCAATGAAAGTGCAGAGCGCGTCCTCGTCCGTTCCAGCATCGGAGTTGGCCCCGTATTCCTCCTCCAGGTAGACGCCCGATCGAATGTTCGATTCGACCTCCCACGGGTATAGGTCAATGATCTCAGAGACCCGGGGCGCCGTCTCAAAGCTCTTGGCCTTGTAGTTGACGCACACCTGCAGGGCGGTGACCGTCTCGGACACGTTTCGCTGCATGCCGGGGTCGAAATATGACTTCCGAAACATGGATCCGACGATCGGCAGGACCGTCATCATCATGTCGGTCTGGGGCTCCCACTCCTCCTGTTCGTCGAGAAGCTGCCAGGACATGTGCTGCCCGATCTTGTCGGCACGGTCTTTCTTTGCGCCCGGCGGGGTTATCCATACCGGTCCGTTCGGACCCATTGCCTGCTGCTTTGTCGCCGGATTAATCAGGGGCACGCCATCGTCAGAACCGAAGATCGTCCCCTTGACCACGTCGCGGTCTTTAATGATGGCCGGGTAAGCACGCGCGGCAAACTGGATCGCGGCCGT